ATGGAAATTGGCTACACACCTGTCCAGGTCGACGCGTCGACGGTCCTGGAGCTGCCGCTGTTTCGCGCCGTCCGGGCTGGCTTCGCATCGCCCGCAGACGACTACTTACTCAAGCGAATCGACATCAATGCCGAACTGGTCAAGCATCCTCAGGCGACCTTCATGGTTCGCATCAAGGGCGACTCCATGCGCGAGTTCGGCATCTTCAACGACGATGTGGTCGTTGTGGACCGCGCCTTGCGCCCGGGCAATGGCCACATCGTGATCGCCGTGATCGACGGCGAGTTCACCTGCAAAGAGTTCAGCATCGTCAACGGAATGCGTCTGCGCGCCGGCAACCCGGACTTTCCGGACATCGTTCCGACCGAAGGTCAGACACTCGAAATCTGGGGCGTGGTCAGAGCAACAATCAAACAGTTCAAGTGCTGACATGTTTGCCCTCATCGACGGCAACAACTTCTACTGCTCCTGCGAACGGGTTTTTCAGCCGCGGCTGGAGGGCCGGCCGCTGGTCGTACTGTCGAACAACGATGGCTGCGCAGTGGCCAGGAGCAACGAGGCCAAGGCCCTGGGCATCGCCATGGGCGCGCCCTATTTCCAGATTCGCCACCTTGAGCGGGATGCCGGCCTGGTGGCCATGTCCTCGAACTATCCGCTGTACGGCGACATGAGCAATCGCATGATGACCCTGGCGGCCGCAATGGGGCCGACGCAGGAGATCTACAGCATTGATGAATCATTCATCGGTGGACTGGATGGCGTGCCCGACCTGGTTCGCCGTGGCCATGCCATACGCGAACGCATTCACCGCTGGGTTGGCGTCCCATGCGGCATAGGCATCGGCCAGACGAAGACGCTGGCCAAACTGGCAAACCACATTGCCAAAACCGCTGATCGAAAGCCTGGTAGCTACCCAGTTGAACTGGCCAGGGTTTGCAACCTGGCAGCACTGCCGGCGCAGGATCTCGATGATGTGCTGGCCGCAACCGATCTGGGTGAGGTCTGGGGGATAGGTCGACGTATCGGCGAGCAGTTGCGCGCGGCCGGCCTGACTACGGTGCTGGACGTGGTTCGAATGGATCCGGTCGTCGCCCGGCGCCGCTGGAGCGTCGTGCTCGAGCGCACGGTGCGCGAGCTGCAGGGGCAGAGCTGCATCGCCCTGGAGGATGCGCCGCCGGCGAAAAAGGAGATCGCAAGCACCAGGTCGTTCGGCCAGGTCATCACCCAGTTGGATCCACTGATCGAGGCAGTCACCGAGTACGCCAGCCGTGCGGCGCAAAAACTACGGCAACAAGGCAGCGTCGCGGCTCAGCTGCAAGTCTTCGCTCATACCAGCCCTCACCGCCCCGACGAACAGTTCAGCCGGTCGACTATCGTGCCGCTGCGCCGGCCGACAGCAGATACAGCGGCGTTGGTGCACGCCGCATGTGCCGGCACACGATCGATCTATGAGCCCGGGTACCGCTTGGTCAAGGCCGGCGTGATCCTGCTCGATCTAAGCCCGGCCGGCGTCGTCCAGCAGGAGCTGGACCTTGAACCCGAGCCGCGCGATCGCACGCGACTCATGGCAGCTCTGGACGCGGTGAATGACAAGTATGGTCGTGGCACGCTCACCGTGGCCAGCGCAGGCACAGCAGGCGCGCGGCGGCAAATGACCATGAAGCAGGATCGTCGCAGCGCCGACTACACCACAGACTGGGATGCGATCATCACTGCAACGGCGTAACTAGTTTTCGCGTGCTTGCCACCAATAGCCCAGTATCGGTAGGATGGGTACGACCTTCACCCCGCCAGGAGCACAGATGCATGAGCTCCCATCCGCATCCGAGTTGGATGCCGAAAAATTGCTCGGCGCCCGTGCGCGCGCCGAAAGCGTCGGCACGGACCGAAATCCCCACTTCGCGAAAGAACGGATGCCTGCCGCGACAGGCGAGTCCGTGGGCGCCTGGAGCCTGAAGGCCGAAGCGTGGGAGGACGGTTGGTGGGCAGAAAATGAGCGGGTTGAGCTCGGAGGCCCGCCATCTGGTGCGCCGCCGCCCGACGCGACTACTCCCTAAGCCTGTTGTCAGCCTCGATCACGGCACCGAGGAGCTCGATTCGCTGATCTCGGTCGACAACAGCCGCCCGGAGCTGCTCAGCCACGACTCGGCCGTCTGCAAGAGCTGCGTCGAGTCGGGTCGCATGGCCTGCAAGACGCTCTCGCTCAGCTTCGCCGGCCTCGGACATTGCACGGTATTGAGCGGCACGGGTTTCGGCGCTGCGGCGCAGGCTGACAGCAGCGTCGACGCGGCCAGCAGACTCAGCCACGGCAGCGGCCCGGCCAGCCTGGTATTGGTCGATGGCATCGGTGACGGCTTCAGCATGGGTGACACCCTTTTCTCGGTTGGTCTCGGATTGATCTGCAGCGGCCTGGGCCCGGGAGGCTTTCTCCTCGGCCCAGGCCGCTTTCGTTCGTGCGTGGTCGGCCTGCTCGCCGGCGAGCCGGACCGTCTGGACGCCGGCCGCAGTGAGCAGCGCTAGCGCCAGCGCGATGCCCACCCACCATGTGGCGGGGACAGACTTGAGGGTGAATGCGGCGCCGGGGATCATGCGGTCACCCCGGCGAGTGCCTTTTCTGCGCGCGCGGTCAGTTCGGCGCGGTGCGCGTAGCCGTTCAGGCCGCCATTGACCTTGAGCGTCACCAGCTCAGGGTCATCCACGATGGCATCCGGCAAGGTGTGCTCCCACCACTGGACAGATGCATGCAGCGCGTGAATGGGGATTTCCAACAGCTCGGGGTTGGCCAGAAGCGGCAGTGATGTGAGTTGCTGCAGCAAGCGATAGTTGTCGGCGAAGGTGCACATGATCAGCCCCCGCCCCCGATACTTCCAGCCGTCGCCGGAAGACTCCGCCCGGTTGCCTCCACGTCCGCCATAAGCGGCATTGGCCATAGCCTGAGGCTTGTGGGCCAGCTCGTCAGCCCGTGGCACAAGCGATCGCCAACGAGTGCCGGGCTTGGATGCATTCCCCATTTGCCGGATGCGGGCCGCACTGTAGTTGAGGCTTTCCGTCAGCCGCGTAAACATTGCGGACTCGTGCATGACCTGGCCGAGGAACTGCGGGATCTCTCCATCGCCCAGGCTGAACACCCCTGGCTGGACATAGTCGGCCAGCAGCGGCGCATAAATGTTGATTTCCTTGCGTGCGATGCCGCACTCAGCCAGCACCACGGCCCAATTAATGGCGTCTCTCATACTTGCTCCAGACGTAAAAAAACCCGCCGAAGCGGGTTGGAAGTTGGTGTATTCAGGGCCGGCCGGTGATGACAGGCGGTCGCCGCCGGCGACTATCACGCAGGCTCTTGAGATACCGAACCCAGTGCTTGTGCGTGACCACGGCGGCATAGAGCCCAAACGACACGGACAAGGCCAGGCCCTGGCTGCTGACCCAGCCCCGGCTGATCAGATACCAAGCGAAGCCCATACTGGCCATCGCGACGCAACTCAGGGCGATGCGCTCCATCAAGCCGTCGTTGATCTGTCGACTGAAGACCGCAAACGTCGCGCATACCGCACACAGAACCCAGCAAAGAATCGCCACAGCGCACCAAATGCTCATGTTGATATGCATGTCACACCCTCGCAAATTTCTTGAGCCACTCCAGCGCGATGCTCCAGAAGGCGCCGACTGGTGAAGCCTGAATAAGCTCCCAGACCTTGGACGCGATGGCCATGCCGAACAACCCCAGAAGGAAGCCCGTGAAGCCCTCAGGCATGCCCGTCTTGTGTGCCAGGAACGGCGACGCGAAGTAGCTCAGGGCCGCCCCGCCGGCGGCAAGTGTCAACCGCTCGACCCAGCTCCCTGGGATGAACCGAATCGACACGGCCGCCCCAAGTACGCCGGCGAACCGGGCGGCCACCTCATCAAAGTTGAAATCCATCACCCCTCCCATCGGGCGTAAAAAAACCCGCCTTGCGGGTGGACTCATCGATTGCAGACGTCTGCATTCATCTCACAGAAGGGAACAACCGCAGGGTTTGCCCTGACAGATTGAACCGACATTGATCTAGGGAAAGTTCTACCTGCCTGCAAGGTATCTGAGGGCAGATTTCGGCCTGATCAGGCGTAAGCTGAAAGTACAGCAACGCCGTTTCAAAGGAGGCCAATCATGTGGATGTACATCATCGGAGGCATCGTCCTTTTCGAGGTTCTGGGGGCAGTCTTCTTCTTCAGCCTCGCCCGCACCAGTCATGCGGCTGATCAGCGATCTACTGCGGTTCGGCGTCTTCGAATTGCCCGGCGCAGGGCAGTCAAAAAGATGCGTCAGCAATTGACATCACCGAGGCCCAAGCAAAACTGGACTGACTTCCAGAAGTCGCTGCACTCATAAAGCCACCATCAAAACAACTAGCCCGCTTCGTGCGGGCTTTTTCTTTGGGGCTCTCTCAGACGTGCATGTTCAGGCTGGCCTAAGAAATGGTTTTCACACTGGCCACTCACCTCAACAGGAGGCCGCATATGTGGATCCGCCATTGGCTACTCGCCCTGACCATCGCCCAAGCTTTCGGCGGTGTCTTTTTCTATAGCCTGGCCAACGCCGCCGGGCGAGCGGACCAGCGCGTTGAGCAGCCTGCCGACGACGATGGCGACCATCACGCGACATAGGCGTCATACCAGTCGTTGCCGCGCTGGCGGTTGCCCGCGGCGGTGAAGTGCAGGCCGTCCGCCTGCAGATAACCGGCCGGCGCAGGCACATACACCACGTTTGCCATAGCTCCTGCAACGGCCTGTTGAGCAGCAACGATCGCAGGCGCGCCAGCAGTGGCCACGATGAATTCCGGCGCCATTCCGCCCAGGATGATCTTGGCGTTCTCCCAGCCTGGGATGGCTCTGAGTGCGGTCAGCGTGGCGTTCAGCCCGGCTGTATGCGCAGCTTGAGAAACACCGTTGATGGAATCTGTCTCCCCGATGTTCATGAAGATGGTTTTGGTCGAGCTCGGGTTCGCAACCGCGTGAGCCGTCATCCGCGCAACAGCGTTGTTGAACAGCGCACCGCCCACAGCCCAAGGGCCGTTGACCAGGCCCGAGCCGCTCACCGCCAACGGCAGCAGCGTGACCATGGCGACACCGGCGGCCACGCGGCGACGAGCGAACTGCACACCCGGCGGCGTTGACCCCCAGTAGTCGACATGCGACGGCTCCGGCCAAACCAACGGGCCGGCCGCTGGAATGCTCGAGCGCCCGGACGACAGAATTGGCTGCAACGACGCGTCGCCGATGCTCATCTGATCACCAACGGCCGCCTGAGCGACCGTCACCAGCTGCATCATCGACTCCGTGCCGGCCGGCACGAAGTCCACGTCCACGAACGTCCCGTCAACCGAAGGAATCACGTACGACTGCTTTTGAGGTCCGGTCATTTGAAAGACCAAGGACTTATTCAACGAATGCGAGACCTTGGCCCGGGCTCGATAAGGTTGCCCTGGGATCAGGCGGTCGAACGACAGGCTGCAGTTGGCGAAGCCTACCGACTGCACTGTGGCCACTAGCCGGTTGTTGACCACGGCCTTGGACACATTGCCGGTTGTAGACCAGTCGCCGATTCCGCGCTCGAAGTTCGGGTCCGCGATGAGGTTCTCGCCCATGGCTGAGCATTCCTCCCGCACCCGCGAGCTGGTCGGATCCAGCAGGCCGTCAGTCGTCTTGCTGGTGCCGTGACTGGTTTCATTGGACTGCCCCAGCAGCGCACCAGATTCAGACGCCCCCACCGCCACGGGTCCAACCTCGATCGACCGACTGCCCGCAGGATTCACGGCCATCACTCGGCAGGCCAGCACACTTCCAGCATCGCCCGACTGGACCACATACGTGTTTTTGGTAGCATCAGCGATCAACTCGTCATCCCGCATCCACTGGTAGCGATACTCCGAGATGGACGGAATTCCCGACCACGATCCCGTGTTGGCGGTCAGCGTGTTGCCCACGGCCGCGACACCCGTAATAGCTGGCGGACTGGTCAGCGCCGGCGCCACAAATACTGCCTTTTCCAGGTCTTTCAGACGGGTGTCGATCATCTTGTTGACGTTGAAGTCAAATCGGTCGATCCACAGCGCTGGCTCCTGAACGAACGCCATCTGCAGCCCGCAGTTCACGATCGAGCGCCCCCCCGTTGCGCCGTTGGTGAAGCCCGCCAGGACATGCCGCACACGCTTGCCGACCGGCAAGCGCCCAAATGCAAAGTAAGACGCGGCGCGCGCGCTGAGCTGTTCCTCAAGGTTCGGGTTCAGTTGCAGCGTCCCACCATCGGTGTAGGTGACGGTGATGGTGGGCAGGAAAAACGAGTTATTGACATCCGACTGCTGGCGGATACGCACGGCAAAGTACGGGGCTTCAATGCCGTCGTTGTAATCCATGCCGTAGTACGCCGCCGTGCTGCCTCGGTTGCCAAAGCCCTTGGTCAGGCCGAGCGCACGCAAGGCGGGATCGGTAACCTCGACCAATCCTGCTTCCGCGCCCCCGCTGATGCGAACAACATCAGTTGCATCTTTGCTGTACGGAAACTGGTTGCCGACCGTCTTGCCGACACCCTGGCCCACCACGTTGTACTTCGAGGAAACCAGGCCGTTCACGCTCGAGGCGAGTAATTCGTAGTTGTAGCCCGGCATGGGCAGAGCCGTACCGTCGACATAGCTCAACGCACCTGTAGCCGGGTTCACGCCGTGGCGTCGCTGGACATTGGTCGTGCTCAGCGGCTGGGCCGTGAACATCTGGCTGGCCGGCGGGTTGCTTGCCGTAAACACCCGGCGCCGCTCAATGGTCAGGGCCGGGATCAGCAGCCACAGGACGTCGTCTTTATCACGCTGTACCACCATAGGACGAGCCTGATAGACCGTTGATACCGGCACATCGGAAGAAGACAGTGGGCCCATCCACTCCCAGCCTGCTGCCCGCCATGCGTACACGCCTTCATTGAAAACGACTGGGTTACCTGCCTTGATGGGATCATTGTGCGTGCCTGCATCTCCGCGCACCGTTGCACCACGATTCAAAGCTGTACCGACTTTTGGCTGCAGAGCTGACCAAAGCGTCTCAGAATAGTCAGCATTGCTCAGCGCAAACGACAATTCCGCTGACTCTCGAGCCTGCTGCACAAATGGTGCTGCGGCTTGCGCTGCAAGTTCAGGTAGTGTGTCCTTCGCCTCAGCGACGGCATCCAGTAGCTCGTTTCCCTTCTCGACCACTTCGCCGAGAGTCGTCGCATCAGCCATTGTCCACCTCCATGATTTTTCGAACCAGCGCGGCTTGCTGGCTCAGGATGTCCGCCGCTTCTCCATTCGTCATGTGACGTCCTTTCCAATTCATTCGACCGGCAGGCCAGAGATCTGGCTGATCCAGTCCTCGCCGTCGCTGATGCAGTGAGCCGGCGCGCCTGTGGCGTCGGTCACCAGGATTGACTTGTGCTCGTGCAGGTCGGCCGCCATGTCTTCGACCAGATCTGCCAGTTCGTAAGCCGGCAAGCCCAGCACACCGGCAAAGTCAGGGCTAGTCTTCGGTGCGAGCGGAGCCAACGCGCCGGCGAGCGATGTCGCCGGCAGCGCTGCGTCCGCCTTTGCACCTTGCGCAGCAGTGGCAAATGCACCAACGTTCTGCCCTGCGGCCGTTCCAAGTGCAGGGCGCCCCAGAAGATCCTCGTACTGGCCCGACGTGGCCACGGCCGCCAGATCACCAGGCTGCACAGCGCTCTCTGCCTTCTGACCCTGCTCAACCGTCGCGTACGCTGGCGCAGTCACCTGCACAGCCTCGACAGCCCATTGATTGCTCTGCGCCCCAAGGCTGTTGCGCCAGTCCACGCGAACGATGTAATAACCGGCAGCCAAACCCGATAGCAAGTAGCTCGTCGACGTTCCCTGCCCTGTCGGCGCACTCACCCAGTCCTGTGCGTCAGCGAGGCGGTATTGCACGAGCAATGCGCCGCCTGACTGCACACGTACGTCGGCACTGACATCGAGCGTGATGCTGATCACGCCGGCCGCCGGCGCAGTGACCACCACGTTCTGCGGAGGCTGCACCTGATAGGCGTTGTCCGAAGTCATTGGCGGCGCAGGCGAGATGACCTGGTTGACGATGTCGTAGATGGATGGTTTGTCCTCGGTCAGCGTCAACTCGATGTACTCACGCTGAGGATCGAAGTCGCGTAGAGCCACGCGGTAAATCGCGCTGTCAAGCTTGAGCAGTTCGTTTTGGACGGCAACTCGATTCCCCACGTTGGCACGCAGAACAGCAAGCGTGCCGCGCCAGGTCAATTGCCCCATTCGACTGCGTTCGACCTCGATCGCTGCCAAGGTACGCGCACGCCATCCCTCGTTGGTGAACGGCAGCATCACATTACCCCAGCACTCGCCGTTGTCCTCGACCACGTAACCCGCGACCTGGTAAGGATCGAAATCCACCGGCATGTTGTACTGGGCCGGGTCGTAGTACTGGCCTTTCATCCCATTGAATGCCGATGCCCTACCCGGAGCCGGCACCATCGTCGCCGCGCCGGCGGAATGCCGGTCCTCGATCAGCATGACAGGCGGTGTGTAGACGCCTGCAAACACACGCCACACGCCACCCGGACAAACAAAACCAGCCATCGAGCTCACGATGTTCTCGAGCACGGCATCCGGATCGTCAGTGCTGATCCAGGCGCCGTTGCAGGTGTACCGCGGCCCCGTGTGTTCGCCGACCTGGATGATCTCGTCGCACGCGTTGGCCGCTTCAATGACGCCCTCAACCTGGCTCTGTAGACACGATTTCCCATACTCGGAAATCAGGAAATCGTTGGCACAGAGTGCAGGGTTCTGGCTCCAGCCCGTACTTCCGTTGCGCGGATCAAAAACCTTCCTGCCTTTGATCGTTGCCGTGCATTGCGGCAGGCCTGACTGCAGCTCGGGCGCGTTGAGGTCAAATGTGATGACGCTGTAGCAGATGCCGGCCAGGCGATCCGCTGCCGTCCAATACCCACCGGTGATGTTGATCAGCTCTTGATCCGCTGCCTGGTCATCCCTGCCCAGGAAATGCCGCACACGAATGCGGCTGTTGCTGTTCGTCCAGTTGTAGTACACCGAAACCGCTTTACCAACCCATGCTTCCATGGCCTCGGGTTTGAGCTGGATCGAATTGCCACTGACCTCCACCTGGTTGGCATGCAGGATGTACGTCTCAACCGTGTCGCCACTTCCCTCCGACCGCATGGCCTGGACAAACTTGGCGATTGGATGGCCCACTGTCAGGCGACCCGATGCATCAAAGGTGCCCGCCGCATACTTCTCGGTTTCAGTGCTGGCCTGGGCCCACTTGCCACTCGTCACCCAGCCATCAGCACCGATATCACCAACGGGCTCAGCTGCAACGTAGAAGTTTTCAACGGCTTCACATTCGTGGCCAGCCCAAACCATGATGACGTGCTTGTACTGATCCTTGTCGCCGCTTGCAATGATGTCGACGATGACCGGCCCAAGCGTCGCCGTTCCGTAGACGTGGGGCACTGCAGGATCTGCCGCAATGACCGATACATTCCTGTCTTCCAGGCTGTCGTTGTAGGCACGTCGAGCCTGTCGCTCAGCTTTCTTTTTCTGCCGCTTCGCGTCATAAACACCCGTAGCGACGGCCGCCGCCATCAACGCGGCGCCCCACGGACCACCAACCACCATGCCGGCAGCGGTCAGGCCGATCTGAACTACTTTCGCCATGCAGACTCCCCGCGCAGCATCGACATGCGCTGCAGCCCAAACTCGCCAGGTGCCACCAGACTGTCGCCCATGCAAACGGCCAATGCAGGGCCGCCGTCGCCGGCGTACACCACGACATCACCGCGCTGCGCAAACAATGGCTCGATGCGAGCAAAACCACGATCCTGCAGGGCCTGCTCAAAACCGCCCACCGCCGCGATTGCCCGTCCTGCAGTGGATAGGTCTGTCCACTGACCACGCATCGTGTCCAGCGGATCCTCACCGGTGATGGCAAGCATTGCGTCGGCCGCAAAGATCACGCAATCGGTATGGCCCCAAACAAACCGAGAATTCAAACGCTGCACCACTAACGCGGCCAGCGCCTCTTGCCAGTCGGCCACTCGTTGCGGGCGGACTGGCATCGTCAAATCAGCCATAGATCAAACCTCCTGGAACTTCCTTGACAACCAAACCTGATCCTTGGTCGCGGCGAGCGCTGCCATCCGGCTCAGGCCCGTGTCACCGGGATGGCGGTATTGCTGCTGGGCGTTGCTCAGCCTGATGGACTGAGGGTTGCGGGCATCCTTGCCAGGCTGTTCACAGCGCAGATTCAACGATCCGTTCTCGTCTTGACCATCACCTGTGACCAGGGTCATCTGATCCATCAGTCCGACCCACACCAACGATGGTTCATCCTGGATCTGGCCCACGTCGTCAAAGACGACCAGCCACAACCGCGCCAGCCTTCCTCGATAAGTGCTCTCCTCGCCCATCGCCGCGTTCAGCATCTGAGCGTTCGCGACTGGTAGGCCAAGGTCGACAGCCGGGTACTCGATGCGCTCGCTCTCACGCACCGCCGACACACTGACCATGCCGGCCGGCAAGCCGAGCCAGTCGTGCCCCATCAGACCTTTCAAAAGGGACCAGGTCGTGTAGCGCAGCGTTCCAGTAGAGAACTCCAGCTCACCCAGTAGCGCGAGGCCGGTTGACGGCTTATCGAGCTGCTGGGAGATGCGTTCAGACAGCGTCATTGAAATCCTCCTCAAATGACAGGCTGATGCCCGGCACCAAAACGTTTTCCTGCCGGAACCCGACATCGGACTTCAGCCTGAACAGGCCCGTAACCCTGCGAAACGAGATGGGCTGGCCATCAGGCGGTGACAAACGTATCGGCGGTTCGATCCACAGATCTGCACGACCCAGGTCATCGACCTGAGCGTTGTCTATCAGCTGATGCATGCCGTCGCCGTACGAGATCCAAAAGCCCTCTTTCAACGCAAGGCCAGGGATCCACCCCCGCGTCGACAGCGTGTCGCCTGTCTGGCCACCGCCGTGCACGCGCGGCTCGATGTCCATCCAACTTGTTTGTCCATCCACCGTCGCAACATAGGGAGGCGGCAGCGGGTTGATGGCGTAGGCCAACTGCGGCCGATCGAGCTTCACACTGGTCACGCCCCCAGCCGGCAGCACCGGATAGGCATGCACCAGGCCGATGACAGGCTGGACCGCCTTTGCCGTCACGTAAATGCGATACCCGCCACCGGCCAAAGGCACGTTTGCAGACGTCTGCACAGCACCGTATTGGGAAACTGTGGAGCCGTTGACCGCATCAAAAATGGCACCCGACGCCACGCCGAACGCTCGGCTGTCGAGCGACAGAGCCACTTGCGCCGAGACCTCGCTGCGCACATCGATGGCCAGGACATAGACCACGTGGGCGACAAACTGCACCGCTGACGACTGGAAATAGTCGCTGGTGTACGAAACCACCACGCCCGACCCCTCGGGCACGCCGGCAGGACCCACGCGTGACCAAGAGGCCAGTTGGGTACTTGCCGGCAGCAAGTTGCCCGGCGCTCGGCCGCTGCCGCCGTTGTAGACGGTGCGCTGGCCCGTGTATCGCCAGTCCCACGCGCGCACCAGGTTCAGGCCCTGGCGCATGCGGCGTAAAAAAGCCTCCCACTCGGGGAGGCTGTCGCCAAGCATGTCGGCCGTGTCGACCGTGAAGGTCCATCTGGGCGGACCCAGGATCATGCTGTACTGGCTGCCGCTGAATGCCGATGTGCTGCCGAGCTTAGGAATGATGAGATTCCACTCGCAGGCAGCCACAGCAAATCGTGCTGGCCACTCGATGATTCTTTGAGCCATATCAACCCTCGACCCCTCGTTTCATCTTGTCCAACAGCTCGGCATTGTTTGCGCGCAGAACCTTCTGCAGCATCACTGCCGTCTCAGCCTTATCCAGCCGTCCATCGATCTGAATCACCGGTGCATAGTTGATGTGCTGCCCGCCCCCACCGGCACCCTCGGCGCGCACACCCAGCTTGCCGCTGGATGTCTGCGTAAGAGGAAAGATGGCTTCGGGCTTCTCTTCACCCATCAGACCAAGGTTGGGCACACCTCCCTTTGCGAAAGGAAAGATGGTCGGCTTGCTGACAACGGTGCCGCTATAGGCACTCAGGCCAGGTGATCGGTGTACTCCGCCATTTGCATGTGGCAAGGGAGCAAGATCGACAGTCGTCATTCCGCCATATCCGCCTACCGCACTAGTCACCGCTCCTGAGCCAGATCCGCCCCCGAAGAACGATGCACCTATGCTCAACAGACTCATTAGTCCACCACCTGACCCCAAAGCACTCGTCATCGCTGAGCGAATCTGGATCCTGATCAGATCCTTTATTAAAGAATTCGCGAAGTCGGAAAAACTCAATTTGCCCGTCGCAGCAAAGTTCACCAATGCATCCTCCATGTTGCCGAATGCGTTGCTGAATAATGTCTGTGTCTGAGAAGCAATATTCCGAGCACTCTCTGCGTAGTCGGCCATCGCCTTCTGTGCACCGGTACTCCAGTTTTCTTGCAGGCGGTTCTGGTCGTCAAACGCCTTTGCATACGCCGCAGTAGTAGTACCCAGAAATCTTTCTAGTGCCGCAATCTTGGCGTCGAAATCCTTCTCGTCATCGCTGCCCCAAGCGCCGACTGTCATCGCGTTGTCGCGAGCACGCTCCAGTTCCCTGCGGGCGTCAGCAAACCGGTCCTCGATGCCATTGATGCCCGACAGGTACTCCTGGTCCCGGCTGCTCATCGTCATGCCAAGTGTGGACCGTTGCCACTGGCGATTCGCCACGGCTAGGTAGTCCTCCTGCGCGCCTACGAACGCACGCATTGCCAGCGTGCGCTTGTTGAACGTCGCCTGTTCCTGAGCAGCCAGTACTGTCAGATCAGCTTGCGCCCTAGCCTCGATTTGATTGATGCGCTGACGGTTTTCGCCGATTTTTTGGGCATTCACGATGGCATCGGCGCCTGAGGACTTTTGCTTAGCAAGCCGATCGTTCTGCGCCTTCAAGCTCTCCACTTCCAGCCGCGCATCTTCGCGGACCATTTCGGCACGCTTGCTGTAATAGCCGGATTCAGATACGAGTCCGGCTGCTCGCTGGGCCTGCAGCACTCGCTCGGCATTTGCAACATCGGAGGTCAGCGTCTTAAAACGCTCGGCAATCTCTTTAATGTCAGAGTCGAGGCCTGCATTGCCGATACGGGTCGCGAGGTTAGATGCGGCCTTGTCCTCGAACTGTTTGCGAATGGCTTCGCGAGCCGTTGCCTGTGCAGGTGCCTTAAGCAAATCACTGTCGGGATCCTGAGCCCTAATCTTTTTCAAGCTTTCTTCATACTTGACGATTGCCTCTTTGTACTGCTCTGCCTTGGACTTTCCTTTATCAACCAGCGCCGAAACACTATCGATTGCCTTCTGAACCTCAGGGGTCATGGCGGTCACCGGCGCAATAACTGAACCTACTGCTGTCCCACGAATGGAGTCGAGTTTGGCCTTGATGCCGTCGTAGCGCGCATTGAACTCATCGAGCCAGGCCGTATTGCCCTTTGCCTGCTGATTTGCGTACTGCCCAACCGGATTCGCTTTCAATGCATCTAGGCCTTCGAGCTGCCGTTCAAGGGATGCAATCTGGACTGAGGCACTTCCTGCCGGGCTCTGGTAGGTCAACATTGGCTTGGCCAACCAAGACCATAACTCTTTAGCTGTCGGAATGATCTCGATCATCAGCTGCTTGAGCAAACTGTATTCCTCGGCAACTCTTTTCGCCCGTTCAATAGCCGAATTTGCACGCGTACTGATCGCGAGGTCTGCGGCTTCCTCGGTGCGGCCTTGGTCTTCCAATTCCTTGATACGCTGATAGGTGGCAGCAGTCAGGTACTGATACTGCTTGTTCAACTCGGCGGACGCCTTGGCCGGCGCTTCACCCAAGCGGTCATATTCCTTGATCAGGTCAGTCACAGCCTCTCCGGTGACCTTGCTTGTGGAAGTTGCGGCCTCACCCACAAGCTCCCACTGCTTGCGGGCAATGAAAGCCGAGTTTGCAACGGCATTTACAGCCTCTGACGCAGAGAGCCAGGAACTGTTGGCATCGTCCAAACGCTGGGTCATAGACATCAAGTCAGTGAGACTGGCCTGAGACTCTCTACCGTTGAGAATCAGCGTCTGGCGAAATGCATCTAACCGCTGCTGGCCTTGCAGTTGGGCAACGGCGAACGCGGCCAACGCCGTCGCACTCAACGTCCAAATGTTGACCAGGCCCAGCAGTTCGCCACCCAAAGCCTTGGCCGCCGGCACCACACCACCAAACATGTCCTTGAGCTGACCGCCCTGCTGCAGTAGAACCGTCAGAGGCGCTTGACCGCCCTGCAGGCCAACGAAGATGTCGGTGATTTGCGCTGGCACGTTGCGCAACGCCGCGTTGTATTGGGCTTGCGAAATCCCAAAGTCCTTGGATGCAGCCGCTGCCGCAGCACGCTGTGCCTGGATGCGCCGCGTGACCTCGTCCAGCAGGGGCTGGCTGGCTTTCAGGCTCGCGTTGTAGGCGAGCTGCTGCTCACGGTTCATGCCAACGGTATCTGCCTGGCGAAGCAGCGTGTCCACACGCCGGCGCTCAACGGCATTGAGCGACTCATAAGCAGCCTTAGCCGAAGCGGTCATCGAGGATGTGGAGCTTTTTGCCGTTGCAATGGCAGCCTGCAGGTCACTGATGTCGACCTTGATGTCCATCCGGGCGGTGCCAATGCTTGCGCCGTCTCTATCAGCCATGGTCAGCCCTCCTTTCGGTGAATCTCTTCAAGAGCCACCGACTCGATAACGCGTATCGCGTCCATCAGTTCATCGAATTCATCGCCCACGATGCCCCTGCGATCCAGGTCGTGAAACAGCACGGGGTAGTTGAGCCCAGTGGGCCCCATCGGCCCCTGGATCCACTGTGTGGCGTAGCGCCTAAACAGGTTGATGGCATCCAGGTTGCACTCCCAGATCTCTACGACCGGCAGCTTCACATCCTCCAGTCGCAACCCCACCGCAGCCAACTTCTCGGCCGTAGGGGAGCGACGGTATAGGGCGCGAGCTGCCGCCGTCAGTTTCCCTTGAGTGCCACGCCCAAGGCTTGGCCGTAGCCCTGCACGATGGCCCACTCCAGGCCCGGCTGCTCCTCCAGCAGTTCACGTACCCCCTCCACCGTGAGCTCGGCCTCGGCTTCCCAGCTATCGACAATGGCAAGCACCACGTCTTCAGCCTTGGTTGCACCTGTGGACAAGTCCTTGAACAGTTGGCCGTACTCGCTGCGTTTCTTGTGCCGGTAGACCAGGTTGAGCTTTTGCTCAGTCCCCTGCCCTGCGATCGTGAGCTGTGCAGCAAAGGTCGGTTTGAGTTTGGTCTTGAACATGTCAGGCCGCCGGATCAAAACGAATGGGCTCGCCGATCAGCGAGAGCGCGAAGGTGTTCTGCAGGTTTTCGTTGACTCCGCCCTTTGCGTTCTTGCCGAAGGACGGATAGCCGAAGTTGAAGACCGTTACGCCATTCGGCAGACGCTGCCGGAGTACGACTGGCTCCGCCAGTCGGTCGATTCGTTGCAGCGCCGTGTACCAGGGCTTGGCATGGTCGTAATCGAGCATGAGGGTGATCACCTCTGCATTCTTGAACGTCGGCTTTTGCCGTTGACGCTTAGCCTTGTCCTCGACGTACTGGTACTGGAAGTACTGCTGCTCGCCCCCGGTGTATTGAACGTCACGCAGCTGATCCAGGGTCACGAAGTTGGAATGCACACGGTAGGCCCCCACACCCTCTGATGCCGGAAAATCCAGCAGGTCGGTGGTGTCCACACCTTCCAGCACAAAGCTGCTTTCCAGCGGCGTCTTGGCTCGGGCAATCTGCTCATTGAGAAGCTGCCAGCCCGACTCCAGCGAAACAATTGCGCCGGCCTCCGGCGGCGCGGCTGTGGTCGCCACGGCTTCAGCTGCGTTGCTGATGGCCGTGATGGCAACGGCAATGGCCGACCGAGCAGTAGAGATGGCGTACTGAGCGCCATTGATGAAGATGGACGACATAGCGATGTCCTTTCAGAAACAAAAAAACCGCACGAGGCGGCCTGGGTTGCTAGGTTTTGCTAAGGGTTGGCGGTTGGCGGGTCTTTGAACCAGATCCCGAAGTCCTGGCGGGTTCCGTACAGCTTCAGGTCCTGCTCGTGCAGCGCGGTCAATGCGCCGTACACCTGCACGACCCAGCCTAGGGCCGCCTGAGCGGCGATGGCGTCTTCCACCGCACGGGCCAACGCATTGGCCTGGGGCCGGCTGTCTGCCCAGATCTCGATTTGCAGGCGGGCATGCTTGTGGTCGGGTCGCGAGCCGTCTACGTACTGTTTGGCCCGACCGCCCGCCTGGGTGACGATGGCATAGGGCTTGGGCACATCCAGAGGTGCAACGTCCCAATGCAACCGCCCGCCCACGAATGGATCGAGCAAGGTTTGCAGGTCATGTTCCATCGGCATGGCCAGACTCCCTCAATAGCTCTGGGAACCGCACACGGGCACGTTCGATCATGGCCTTCTGCGCCTGCGCGAACGCAGCCTCGTACGCCGGACGCAGAAATGGCCTGGCCCCTACCCGTTTCGGACTCGGCAGAGGCACGTTTTTGAACGTCCACCAGTTGCCATGCCGGTCTTTGACGACCTTGAAGCGCTGAAGATGCCCAAACTCGACCAAGTGACCGTGAGGTGCCTTACGCGTGTTCCACGTCACCGAATAGACAACCTGCCCATCCGACGTGCGCCGTTCGCTGTAGGCCAGATAGATCGCTGATGCAAGTACACCTTCATCGCGCGGAACCCGAGCAATGGCCTCGTCCCTCAACACCTTGCCGCCAGCCACCGCCATGCTGCGAGCCAGTTGGGTCGCCAGCTCGCCACCTAGCTTGTCCAGCCCTGCCAACACCTCATCCCATTCCATGGTTGCAGACGTCTGCATGTGTCACCCCTTATTGCCGCCGATGGCCAAAACGAGGTCGGTGTGCTGCCGTGATGCCAGGTCTGGAATAACCTGTCGAATCTCGAACACCATGCCGATCGACACGGCGACGACTCGCATGCCGGCATTCAGATCGATACGGAACGGAATGCGAGCGCTGTACTGCACGCGGCTCACCTCCTGCCCTGCACGTTTGAACTCGCCATTGATCTGACCCAGGCCGGTCGGCGCCTTCAGGCTGGCCCATTCACGCCCGACCTCGACCCAGGCCGGTTCGGACGCGCCGAATCGGCTCGGATCGCCCTGCTTGGCCTGAATCGAGATCAGCGTGTTGCGTTTTCCGGATGCAAACATGTGACCTCCTAAAAGCGTGGCGGCACGCAGATGTCCGACAGCAAGCTGTCGAGGTATGACGCTGGCAGCTCGGTCACCGTCTGCCCAACCACCAAGCTCTCACGCTGCCCGTACACCGTCCCGATGTGCAGCAGCAGCCAGTTGCGAACGCTGGGGTAAGCATCGAGATCGATACCCGCCTCGTACGTGATCCGCAGCCGGCCTGAAGGTCGTTCGCCGCTGAAATGCAGCAACGACTCGCGCTGATCTTGCAGCAGCCAGAAGCCTGCAGACGTCTGCAATGCCACACCGTGGTCGTCGACCGTCTCGATCTTGACGATGGTGTGCGCTTGGCCAACATCGAGCGCGTGGCCGGAGGTATAGCCGGCGGGCCAGTGCTCCTCGTACAAGGCGCGACGAATGGCTGCACCGCTGCGGGCCTCTGCCTGGGCCACCACGCCCGGGATGATGACCTTGGTGACCAGATCGGTCTGCAGGGCCGCGACGTTGAATTCGCGGCATTGCTCGGCAACGTCCTGCAAGGTCAAAGGGGCGTCATCGAGGTATTCGATGCGACGGGCCATGGCTTAAGGTCGATCGTCGTCGGCAGGCGTGCCAGGCTGCGAACCAGCGTCTCCGCCGGCATCGCCAGCACCGCTGTCATTCTCGGATCCGCCAGTTCCGGCTCCCCCATCATCGCCCGCACCCGCACCGGCACCGGCACCGGCACCAGCATCGCCGCCGGCACCACCATCACCTGCAGGCTCGTCCACCAGGCCTGACTGTCCAGTGGACTTTGCATCGCCCTTCTTGCCGCGCTGTCGGTTGCCGGTTGCAACGGTCTGCAACGTTTTCGCGACCTGCGCGGCGGCAGCTGCGGCCTTGGTCTTTTCCTTGGCGACGTCGCCAGCTTTCAGCTTCTCAGCCGTTTCCTCGTCGAAACCCGCCGTCTGGCCCGCGCTGTAACCGCGCCAGGACTTAAGGAACACCAGAATCACTTTCTTGCTCATGAGACTCTCCGATTGAGACAAAAGATAAGCCCCTCGCGGGGCTGTCGGCCTGGTCGATCAGGTCAGCATGGTGTTGCCCCAGGTCACCTGGGTGCCAACCACGATGGACTCGACGTGACGCGGGCCGATGTCGTGCTTGGCGATCACGCGCACCAGGGTCTGGTCGCGCTGGAAGGCGCTGACCATGTTGCCGTTGGCATCCTTGTAGCTGGCCTCGTTGCTGAAGCTCAGCACCAGCTGTTCGACCTCGCCGATGAAGATGTCGGCGAAGTTGACGAAGTAGATCTCCGACTCGTCGCCGTCGTCCCCCAGGTTGATCGGGATCTGCGTGGTGAGCGCATACGGGTAGCCCTTGAGCTTGCCGTTCTCGATCTCGGGATAGGCCTTGTTGCCGTTGCCGTCCCGCAGCGAGCCCAGCCAGCGGATGGTGCGGGGGGCCAGCAGCCAGCCGCAGCTGGCCATGTCAACGTTGGCGTTTTCCAACCGCAGCATGAGGCCCGCCAGGTAGGTTTCAACAGCTTGAAGATTCGGTGCCGTCGGGGCAACGACCTTGTTGGCAGTCAGCGCCCAGTACAGCAGACCCTTGGGCAGCGAACCGGAACCATCGGCACGGATGAAGTGCAGGTCTTCGGACAGGCCCATGCTGGTCGCCAAGTCCTGCCCGACCAGTGCATCCACGCGCGGGCTGACGCCGGAGTAGGCGAGCAAGTCGTTGGAAATAGGCACGATGGCTGCAGCCTTCTTGGCGGACAGCTTGAGGTCGGCGAACTGCATGTCGGTCGTCGGGATATCGGTCTCGGTGCCGATATAGGTGACCGACGTGTTGCCGGAGATCCGCGGCAGTGTCAGATTGCCGTTGTTGAGCGGCAGGCTGGTGACGCCCATACGGCGCAACACAGACTTGGGCCGGAGGGACTCGATGACAGAGCTGGAGAAATTCTCCGGCACCAGCACGCCGCCGGCACCTGCCGTCACGGTGGACAAAGCCATCTGCACGTCTTCGCCGAATCCACCGGTCTTTGCAAGCTCTGCAGCCGTCGTCTGATTGCCCTGCGCGGCCGCGAGCAGGCGTGCCATCTGGGCCATCTTCAGGCCGGGAGGAGCGTTATCGCTTACGGTGATGTGCGCTGGCGGGCTGTTATGGCCCTGGGCCGATTCCTTGACGGGCACAGCATTGGCCGCAGCCAGACGTTCGGCCGTTTCGGCACGGCTGATCTGGGCGGTCAGTTCGCCCATCTTTGCCTCGATTTCAGCGAACCGGGCAAGGTCTTCAGCCGACAGCGATGCGCCGCCGGCCTCTTTGGTTGCAAGCGTCTGCAACTCGGTGTTGAGCTTGGCGCGTTCGCTACGCAGTTGGAGCACACGGGACATGAATGCCTCCTTTAGGCATAAAAAAAGGCCCTTGCGGGCCGGGGTACTGCCGCGAACGCGGTCAGATCAGGGTCTGTGCGGCTGCGGCTGCAGCCCTCACGGAAATGCTGCTGCGGGCCGGGCGCGTAGAGCGGCGACCTGCAATGGCACGGGAGATGTTGTCGACCGCGTCCTGCGGCGACTCCATGCGGTCGGCCAGGCCGGCCTTGATGCCAGCCTCGCCACGGAACAGGCCGGCCTCGGTGGCGCGGACCGCCTCTACCGAGATGCCCCGGTAATCGGCAACGGCCGACAGGAACATCTGGTAGCTGTCCTCGACGATTTCGTCGAGCACCTTCAGCGACTGCTCGCTGATGGCCTCGTGCGGCGTCAGGTCGTTCTTGTGCGAGCCACGATAGACCGTGGTCACCTTCACACCGACCTTCTCGTTTGCGGCCGATCGATCGATGTGACTGGCGATCACGCCGATGGATCCCACGCCACTGGTGCGACTGACGACGATGGAACTGCTGGCTGCGGCCAAAAGGTACCCACCGCTGAAGGCCATGAAATTCACCATGGCCGTAATGGGCTTGACCTTGCTCATGGCCCGGATGTCGGCCGCCATCTCGAAGGCGCCAACGGCCGCACCGCCCGGACTGTCGATGTCGAGCACGATGTGCTCGACAGCAGGATCTGCCACCGCAGCCTTGAGCTGGGTTCGCAGCGATTCGTAGCTGGTCATGGTCTCGCACGCGGCCAGATGCGCATCGCGGCTGACCAGCACGCCGTGCACGCCGATCACGTCCACGCCGGTGGACGCTACGGCCGCACGGCGACGTTCCGATGCACGTTCGGCCATGGACGGGCCGTAGTCATCGTCGTCCATCATCCTCGCGCCTGGCGGTGCGGACTGCTGGATGTTGATGATGTTGAGGTTCATGGCCTGGTTGGCCCAACGTACGCCGAGATCCAGCATCTCGGGCGTGACCAGCAGCGGCGTGTTGAAGAGCATGCTGGATGCTCGGAGGTACTGTTTCATTGCTGCAGGATCCTTCCGATCTCGGCGTGCTGCTGCTCCAGTTGGGCGCGCACCTTGGGGTTGTTGAGGTCACCGCCGCCCTTGGTCATGTCGACCATGTTGAGCGGCTGCAGGTAGATGTCGCCACCGTCGACAGGCGGCATGTTCTCCAGCCGGCGGATGTCGTTGACGGATAGCCAGCCCCACTGCCGGCCGATGGCGTAGGACTCGTAACGGCTTTTCTGGTCGCCGCGCATGAGCCCGGCCAGGTTGAACTCGATGAAGTACTTGCGACGGTCATCGGGCAGGATGAAATCGCGCATCATGGCCTGCTCATGCCGCTTGCACCAAGGCAGCAAGGCAAACACCGCGAACTGGATCAGCAACTGCTCCATGGTGTTGTAGTTGGCCTTCTCCAGGTCGTTCACCATGGGCAGCGGGATCTTGTAGACCCGCGCGATGTCTGTCCCGGACAGTTTGCAGACGTTGACAATGTCGGCATCGACGTTGGTCATCGACACCGGCTTGAACGTCATGCCCTCCTGCAGCAGCGCCACCTTCTTGGCGTTGTCCGGGCCTGAATGCCGCGCACCCCATGAATCAAGGATCCGGTCGATCTCGCCCTGCCCCTTGATTGCTGGTGCCTCCCTTGGCCGTTCAATCACACCCGAAACAGAAGCGCCATTGGCAAACGACTTTCCGGTGTACGAACGCACGACCTGGGCCAGACCCACCGCGTCCGCGTGCAGCTCGATGGGCGACATGCCGACATATCCGCCCTGCGTGAGCCACCGCACATGGTGAATCTGCCGCATGGGCACCAGATCGGGTATGTCGCCGATGCGGTAGTAAGGCATCAGATCGGCACCTTTGAAGACCGTCACCTTGTCGTTGGACAGAGGCCACAGCGCCTTGATGTTGCCGTCGTCATGCCGGTCGATCCAGGCGTAGCTGTTGCCGCGAAGACCGGCCGCAAGCTGGGACATTTCCTGCCGTTCGTACGGCGTCTGAAACGAGTTAGGCACGTAGTTGAGTACGTCGTACGCTGGGTGATCGACCGCGACGGTGCGCCTGCCGTTCTCACCACGCCTGTACACCTCCAGCGGCAACTGCGCTGTGCTCTCGGCCAGCAGCGACACACAGTTCTGCAGGATCGGCACGCCGAGCGCTGTATCGGGCGTAATTCGAACGCCTGATGCATTGCGGCCGCTGCCCATGTGTGACCGCCAGCCGCCTCCCTCTGCACTGGTTACACGCCCGCGGTTGGCGAGGATGGATTGAAAAAACATCAGCCATCTCCCTCTTGAGCTTGGACCTGTGCGGCTGCTTTGTCCGCGAGCCATGCATAAATCACCAGTGCCACCCCTGCAACGATTAGTGCGGCTGGCACGTAGATCATCGCGATGCCGCCAACTACCAGAGCAAAACCAAGTAGGCCGAGCACCAGCGACAAGATTTTGAGATTCATATTCCGACACCCTCGTCATAGATCGACTTGCCGCTGAGCGCAGCCGCCGATGCCGTGATACCCGTCGCCATGACCGAGGCAACAATGCCGTCGACCCGGCCAGTGGCCTTGGCCTTGTCCACCTTGCGGTTGCCAGCAGGATCGCTGGTCGTTATGGCGTTACCTGCACACCAGGTCAACACCGGATTGCCGTCGTGCCGCAGCGTTTCAACCTCGGCCTGCTGCACAGGCTCAATACCTTCCTCGGCTTCGGGTGGCAGGCCCAGCAGGCGGCGTTCGAACTCGTCGACTGCCGGCCCCATGTCCTTGTAGCCCTGACCGAACGCGACCAGCGGCGGCAGCTCGATGTCGTGTTCGACCATGAGCTGCTGCAGATCCTCGATGCGCCACCTGTCGTATGCGATCTGCAGCACCTCGAAGTAGGCGCAGATGGTTTGCAGACGTCTCAACACATGCAGCTTGCTGATGGCCCGCCCCGATGTCGTCTCCAACCACCGGTCCTGAATCCATTGGCCGTACGGCACCTTGTCCCGCTTCTCGCGGGCATCCAGGTCGTGATCCGGGATCCAGAAGTACGGCATGAGCCGCCAGTGCGGATCCTCTGCTGTCGGATAGAACTTCAGAACAAAGGCCGTCAAGTCGGTCGTGCTTGACAGATCCAGCCCCGCCACAGCACGACGACCACGCAGCAGACGCATGGGCACGCGTTCTGCCGCACCACTCCACACATCCCAACTGATCCAGGGCGAATCGGCCTGTGTCCACTGGCAGAAGTTGAGACGTCGAACCACGGCCTCGCGGCCTGGCAGACCACGGGCTTCGGAAACCTGCTCGCGCAGGTACTTGCGGCCGGGGATGCCATCGGTCTGCCCTGGGGCGATGAAGTCCAGGCTGGGGTTGACCTTGGGCCAGCACAACTCGTCCTCGAACGGGTCGTCATCAGCGTCCAGGGCGCAGATGAAAGCAAAAAGGCTGTCGTTCGCCTCCGCGCCGGAACACACGCGCACGCCCTGGTCGTGATACTGGCCGCAGATCGTATTCTTGTCCGAGCCGCTGTTGGTGATCATGATCACGATTGCGCGTTTGCGGCTCTTGGTGCCGGCGCGCATCATGTTCACAACCGTTGGCGACTTGTGCTCGTGTACCTCGTCGATCAGGCCGATGTGCGGGCGTGGACCTGACTGGCCCTCGTCTGCAGCAATCGTGCGAAAGAAGCTATTAGTGTTCGGGTAGAACAGATTCCACACCTTCTCGTCACGGCCGGACTTGACCAGCCGCGTCGACAAGGGTTTTGACATGTCCACCATGGACACGGCATCGCGGAACAGGATCTGCGCCTGATCCTTCTTAGTGGCGGCAGCGTAGATCTCGGCACGCTGTTCGCCATCGGCCACCAATCCGTAGAGGCCGATGCCGGCCACGAGCGGCGACTTCCCCGATCCCTTGCCGGTCTCGATGTAGGCCACGCGAAAACGCCGATGGCCGTCTTCGGTGTACCAGCCGAACAGCGAGCCGACGATAAAGGCCTGCCACGGTGCCAGGACGAAGGCTTTTCCCTCGTAGTCGCCACCGTTGAGGCGCAGCACGTCCACGAAGAACGCGATGGCCCGGTCGGCCTTGTCCTGGTGCCAGCGAAGGCCGCGTGCGGCCCCATGCTCGATGTCCTGCAGGTGCCGCTTGCAGGCGTTACGAACATGCGGGCCGGCGACGATGCGGCCAGCCAGGACCTCGTCGCAGAAGTACGAGACGCGGTCAGTTGAAGTACTGGTCTGCGGCATCTCGCTTCTCGTTGGGGAATAGCTCCCCCTGAGGCAGAGCCGTCTTCATGTTGCGCCGGGCCAATGGCGTGAAACCGAACTGCGCGCCGGCAGCATTGGCGCGTTTTTCTGCGTCGTTGGCGAGCTGCCGCCAGACGCTGATCTGTTTGGCACCCGTTGCAAACGTCTGCACGTCGCCGCTGCGCGGATCCGCCCGGTTCAGTTCGCTGATCAGTTCACGGAATCGGCACCAGTCCGAATAGGCTTCGCAGTAGCTGGCGAGAGCCATCATGTCGAGGGTGGACACCCAGCCCAGCGTGAGCAGAACCTTGGTGACTCGATCCCATTCGGCCTGCGCCACGGGCGACAGCCAGGACGGCATCGGCGGAGCCTCGGTCGGCACGCCGGAATCCTGCGCGTCAGCGAGGAGATCGGCCGCGTTTTCTTTGCCACGGTTGCCCTGCAGCACCTTGACGAAGGCCGGCGTAGCAATCCGACCCGAGTTTGAGTTACCAGCCATATGGCCTCCAGTCTTGATACCCCCCTCCCCATATTTCCCGGCGTTGCGAACGAAGGGAAACGGCCGGTCTAGGGTGTAGCGGTTTGAAAGTTTTAGACCCCCCCTATCCAGCAGATGAGAATCCATCGCATTCGCAGCAGAAAGCCCCGAAATGGTGCACTCCCGATGAGAATCCGTCTCATCCGCGTAGATTTCGGTTCCAGTGATGACCTGGGTCGGTCGGGCGACCGTCGGCCGTGCATCCTGGCGTTCTGCCCGAGCGCTCCAGCCGCTGCTTGGTGGAGTTGTGGCAGGTGGCACAGAGCGACTGCCAGTTGTCGCTGTCCCAGAACAGGGCGCGAGCTGCCGCGAGCCGTGTCGCGTCACCGCTGTCGATGGCTTCCCCTAGCCTAGGAGCCACGATGTGGTCCACGACCGTGGCCTGCACGGGCTTGTTTCGTGTGGAGCACATGACGCACAGTGGGTGGCGGGCGAGGAATGCAGCTCGCGCCCGTTGCCAGGCAGAGGAGTAGCCCCGTTTCGCCGAGGAGCCACGGCGATCATCAAATAGCTGGGACATTCAGACCTCCGAAACGACAACGCCCAGCACTAAGGCCGGGCGTTCTGCTGCGTTCGGTGATCGGGTCACACCAACTCACAGCATGCCTGAAATGTATCGAAAAGGTATATGTGGGGAAACTCCTTTTCTTGGCTATCCGGATTCCACCCTTCAAGATCCAGGACGTCAGTCATGCAACGTCAGTAACTGTGACCGATTCGGAACTCGTAAAACCCGGCATCAAGGAGTGTTCGGACCAGCTCTCCAACCACTCTCTTTTCGCCGCCGAACTCGCCCTTGACATCGAACGTGATGTACCCGTTCTCATTGCTCAGCACCCTGGCATCGACCTTTTCGATGTCGCCATGCATGTTCATCTCGCAATGCTTGTAGACCTCGGCCGTCACGATGTAGCCCATTTCTCGCCCTCCATGCCACAAGTAAATCCGGAATGTAGTTTCCAACAAAGAGCGGCTTTCCACAAACTAATCCGGAGAGCCTTTTTCTTCAGTCCTGCCGCCTGCCGTGTTTGGCCTGCAGCCACGCATCGATGGCTTGATCGCCCATCTCCAGATTGCGCTTGACCGTACTGACCGCCTTGCCCATGCGGCTCGCAACCTGATGGATTGGCAAACTCTTCGCGTAGTGCAATGTCAGAGTCAAGTACAGGTGCGAGCGCTTGAGCTGCAGGGACTGCACCGCGTTGTCGATTTCTAAGGCATCCAGCTCAATGGTCGGCACCTTGACCTCACGTACACCAGGCGACACACCCAACCTGGTGAAGGCAGATTGACTCGGGTAACCCAAAGCACCACTCTCACGCTTGACCGACCAGCGCGCCCAGTTCTCGAGTCGGTAGCGAATGTGGTCAAGCCTTGCCATGGGCACTCCTCGCTGAAGAGTCCACATCCGGCCAGAAGATCACATGTCGCATGCCGAACCCAACAATCAACTGGGCAACCTCAGCCGAGATCCGACCATTGAACGGCGTCCCAACGACTTGCCCTGCCTCGATAGCGTAGAAGCTGTTGGCCTCACCACGCAGACCCTGGCGAACCAACCGATAGGCCAGCGGGCCAATCTCACCGGCCTTGTCCTGGATGCTGCGATAGGTCTCGGGCATCTGGGTCTTGATGACATCTAGCTGTTGCTGCTCATTCATATGCCGCCTTTCGGGCCGAATCCGTCCAGCCGTCCATGTATAACTACTGATCTCACACACACTCAGGTGGAGGTCCCGCGCGCTTGCGCGAGCGCACAGGATCGCAATGCCTGCGCTCGCAGTAAGGAGTGCGGTGCTCCAAGCCATGCAGCAGCCTCAACTGCCGATCAGTCAAGATCACCGGCAGCCGTGGGCTCCATGGACAGGCTGGACGGCTGGACGGATTTCCCGTCGCTGCCCAGCTCCGCTTACAGTTCAGATCACGTCATAGGCGCATGCAGGGACATCCCCGCAACTGCTCCACACCGCTGGCCGCGAATCACGCCTCCAGACAACGGTGCAGTGCAGCGCGTATCAAGCGCCTTGAGCTTTTCCGATGCTGCGTGCACCGTTCGCTGCTCAGATGGGCGCATAGTCCCCACCTCCCGCGAATTCGGCATCGCCTGCCTCACTCGCGTACTCAGGTTCCGCCGGCAAATCGGCCGGCTCGTCGTCTTCAAACTTGGGTGGCCAGACGCTCGGCTGGGTGTACCCACGTCGACGTTGCCCCTTGGACTCACGTTCGGCTTGCCAACCGTTTTCGATCAGCCAGTCACGAATCTGCGACTCCAGAAGAGCAGTGCTCTTGCCAGGGTCGGTACCCAGAGCCATCACGAGATCAGGGACCGTCACGAACTTTGTCAATTCGTTGATCTTCGTCGTGTGGGCGTTGTCACCGACGGCCCCGCCTGCGCGAGTAAGCAAATCCCACAGCCGGCCCTGTACGCCCGTTTCAACCAGGCGCTTCTCCTGCTCGGGGCGGAAGTACATGACTTCCTCCTCCATCGATGGATAGTTGCGGTCACCGCGCTGATACTTGAACAGCGCCTCGGCAAAGAGCTGGGCTCGCCACTTGATAAGCCACGCCACGTTAAGTTGCCTGTCTACCGACACAGGCCAGAACCTGCGGTTACCTGTCACGTCGAAAAGATACTGACGCTTGTTGGTCGTACACCAGATCACGCACTGACGCGGATGGTCCTGGACGAACCTGCCATATGCCTTGCGGTAACGATCTTTCTTACTTGAAAAGAACGCCTTCACCGACTCACTGTCGGCACGACGAAAGGCCGTCATCTCCGAGAGCTCATAAGCCAGGATGCCCGCAAGTTGATCAAGCCCGTCCTTGCCATTGCCGATATCAAAGTGGGTGTCGCTGAAATATTCGGTACCAATCAACGCCTCGACCAGGGTCGACTTACCGGCGCCGGTCTTACCCTCCAAAACGACCGAATAATCGAACTTACAGCCCGGCTGCATCACGCGTGAGACATGCCCAAGCAGAATGAAACGGCCCACCAGCTCAAGGTACATTCGCAGTTTCGGCGCAAGGGTCTCCAGATCCAAACCGAGCACGTGAATCAACCACTTGTCCGAGCGTTCCCTACCATCCCACTTGAGTCCATTCAACCAATCCTTGAATGGATGGAAACGACGCTCGTCGGCCACAGTCTCCATTGCCTCAGCCAAAGCTGCACGCGAGAATGACCGTGTTCGATACGTGCGTTGGATCCAGTCGCCCAATCGCAGGTCATCGGAGTCGATCAGCTGACCCGGCACGCTGCGCCAAGGCCAGGACTCACGAGCGACAGGACCGCCCTTGAGGTCATCAAAAGCCAGACACTCCTTAATTCCAGGTGCCTTGCGCAAGGCTGCAATTGCCATTGATCGCGACGCAGGGATCTCATGAACCTTGCACTTCATCTGCATCGCTAAGAACCCCAGATACTCGCCAAATTCATCCTCATCGTCGTATTCGTACGCGGCAGCTGGGGCCTCGGCTATTTCGCCCTTCTTTCCGCCGGCCGCTTTCGAAGCCGGCACGGCCGCCGCATCGGGAAGCACATATGCCTGCGCAAAAAAAGCTTGAACACGTGCAAAGTCCCAGCCGTCGACCTCAATGGCATCGCGACAGTCCCAGCCACTGACAACGTCGCCAGGAGCGGGTATTGGCAACATCTGTACACGGCACCCGTGCTCGGCACGCACCAGTGCGCCGATACTTGCCATGGCCTTGTACCCGGGCTGTTTTTCTTGCGGGAGAAGCGACTTCCCCTGCTGAATGACAGCCTGGGCCACCTTGTCAGGTGTCTCCCGTCGTTCGGCCTGAGTCAGAGGTTCGCGTTGCGCATCGCAGTCAGGCCAAAGAATCACGTCGCAGCCGGCAAGCCAAGACCAATCCGCCTTCTGCCATGCCTTGCACCCACCTGGCCACGAGGCCACGCAATACACACCTGGCGCATGCTGATCCAGCAATTTTTGCAGGACCTCTGCTTTGACCTCGCCCTCTACGAGAACAACCGTCTTGCCTTCCGGCATTCGATGCCCTGGAAGATACAGCGGCCGGGGTTCATCCCATTGCCGCCAGTGCCACCGGGCTGCACCGTCTCTGGCGGAGGTACACCACGTGTAGGGCAGCGTGTCCTTGCCGCCATCGCTGGTTCGAAAGCGCACGACATAACCAAACAGCTCATTGGCAACCTGGTACACAGCCTTGTGAATCAGATCACTGGCCTGACGATGATGATGCCGGAATGTCGGATCCACTACACCGGATGGGACGGGAGCAACCGTGGCCCAACCTTCTGTGTCCTGCTGCTTGGTCCTTGTCGCCTTGGGAGGTGTAGCGGGAGTAGCCGCCTCTGCAGCAGAGCTCCGCTGCGCATTTGCAGACGTCTGCAGTGGAACATCAGCCGTGATCAGACACATCTGTTCAAGGCCCAGATCGGCAATCAACTCGCGTGCAGCCTCGATGTTCTCAAGGCCTTGCAGATACGCGTAAAGGCTCGTCAAATCGCCGCCTACGCCATCGCCCGAGAAATGTGCCCACACCCCCGTTTGCACATTGACCTTATAGCTGTCGCCTGCACCGCCGTGACTTGTGCTCACACCGGTGTATTCACCTGCGATCACAGACCCACCGGGCAGCCATTGGCTCAACAACGAGTCAACCTGGCTGAGCAGTTCTTTCGCCAGGCGCGGAAAATCGACCCGCGAACGACGACGCGGAACTGGCTGATTCATGCTGATTTACCTCGCCCAGGTAGAGATCGCGTCATCCACCCCAAGCCATTGCCCGGGATCTGCAATCAACGCCATGCCGTAGACGACCACGGGTCGCTTGCTGTGGGGATCTCGACGCATGCCAGATTTCGCAATCTGCCCCGAACGGACCGCATCCTTTAAAACCCAACGTGCACTGTCATAGCCCACATTGGCGCGTTGAACGATCTCACGCAACGTGCCCGGCTGCGCCTCTATGCACGACACAACCGCTTGCCGCACCTCTCCCTGTGGTCTCATGGTCAGCCTCCCCGTGCGCGCTTGCTGGCTCGCCCTACGTTGCGACGCAGGCGGTGCAGCATCTGGATCTCTTTGCCGGCCTGCGCAATCAGCGCATCGGCTTCATTCGGATCGATACGCCCATCATGTGTCGCATCGAGGACGCACTGGCTCAACTCGCCCCCCATGGCGCCAAGCCGCAGTGCCTTGTCTTTGATCGCCTGAATCTCGTCAGGCCACCCTCCAACAGGCTCAGCCGTGATGTTTTCAGCAACAAGCCCGAACTGCGCAATGAAGGCATGCAACCAGTCCAGCGCATATTTCTGGGACTGTTCCTTTTCCAACATCCACTCCGACAGCAACTGCGCGATCTGGACGGACACGTCCTCGCCCTTGGTGCCCTTGAGCCGATTGCGCAGATCCTCCACATGAATGGACTTGCCGCGCCGGTTGTGCAGGAACTTGGCCGCATCTGCCACCGATCCAGGCGTCTTCATGACGCATGTATAGAGCACGTCTCGCCAGTCAGTCTCGGAATATCTAGAGGTCACACTGCACCTTGGATGGGTTGAATTTCAGGGTTTTCATATGTCCTGCATTGCCCAAAAATCACAGCATGCAAAACACGAAATGGCGTCCGCCCGTCCTTGGCTTACGATGGGCGTTCCCAAGCAACCATCGCCAAGGAGGGCGAACATGCACGAAGCAATCGCAGGACAGATCACGAATGAACTTACGAAGCTAATCGTTGAACACCGCGAGAACATATTTGGTCCGCGGTTTCTTGAGACTCCACAAGAAGCGATTAACGCTGCAAAGAATTTGGCCGCGTTCCGGCGTGAGCTGTTTGATCAGTTGAAGAATCAGGACTACTGAGAGGCGACTCTCTCGAGCGCTTGTGCGCAGCAAGAATTCCCTCGGAAACCTTGAACACTTGTTCTGCAAAGCGCTCAGGATTGGCTTCTTTATCAGCATGTGCCGCCGCCCAAAGAAGGGCGGCTTTTTCTGCAAGATCTTTCACGAAGGTTCCTCCAGTACGCGCCTCGATGGCGTTGATGAAATTGGTTAGTTCTTGCAGCTCATCGAACCACGCTCGATGAGCTGCAGCCGTGTTAGCCATGAGCCATCTCCATCCCTGAACCTACGGGCGAAGAGAGCAGTTCAGGCCAAATCAAATGCCAGTCATCAGGGCGCAGAAGTTGTCGCGAAGCAATGCCCTTCTTCTCTGCAAGAGGGGCAAGCCGAATGAGCTTGCCTTCAGGAATTTTGTGCACTGATCTGCCATCCCTCCACTCGGATACCGATGGTGGGCGGATTTTCAGCAAGGCAGCCACCGCATTAGAGCCACCGAGTGCATCAATGAATTGGTCAGCAGTCATGTCCATTACTGGATTGTTAGGCATGCCTAGCTTTTAGTCAATAGGCGAACCTTACAAATTAGGATTTAGGATTGCCTAATGTCAGACCTCAAGCATCGATTAGCGCTTGCTCTCGATTACCGTCACTCAATCCGAGGGAAGGGAGAGCCACGCGTTAGTCAAGCAGCTCTCGCGCGCGCGTGTGGTGTTACAGCGCCATCAGTTAGTGATTGGTTCTCAGGTGCCACCAAGTCCCTTGCATCTGACAGCCTGCTCAGGGCTTCGGCGTACTTAAAAGTTCGACCTGAGTGGCTGGCCAATGGCAAAGGCCCAATGGAAATCATCGCCTTGCCTGGTGGAGCGGCCTCTAACGTGGATGAGGCCCCTACCCTCAGACCTTCCCGTAACGTGCCAGTAGTAGGTCATGTCAAAGCAGGCGATTTCGGCTATCTAGAGGAAATGCAGTACCCAGTGGGCCACGGCGAAGGAGTTGTGGAGTACTGGGTGAATGATCCCCAGGCCTTTGCTCTGCGGATCAAAGGCGACTCTATGCACCCCAGATACCGTGCCGGCGAATTTGTGGTGATCACACCAAGCATCGAGGCCGCACCAGGGCGTGACGTCGTTGTGACGTTGAAAAATGGGAAGAAACTTCTGAAGCAGCTCAACTGGATGAGATCTGGTGAACTTCAGTTGCTTAGCATCAACAATGGGTATGCCCCGATGACAATCGACATGATTGACGTGGAGCGAGTACTGCGAGTCGCAGGCAGCGTCCCGCCAGACTCATTCATTCCGAACTGATCCCCATGCCTGGAGTACCCACATGGCGCTGATAGCCTGCCCAGAGTGTCAATCAGAGATTTCGGATAAAGCTGTGGCATGCCCCAAGTGCGGCAACCCTATGGCTTCGCCTACAGCACCTTCGGTCACATCAACACCAGCCGAGGGCCCAGGCAAAAGTCGCATCGTTTACGTACTTCTCGGCCTACTTTTTGGGATCTTCGGGATCCACAATTTTTACGCTGGACGAGGAGCTACAGGTTTTTTCCAACTGCTTGTCACCGTGGGACTTGGCTTGCTGATCGCACCTATTGTTGCTCTCACTGTGGTGATCTGGGTAATCATCGAGATCTGCACGGTGACAGCTGACGGGTCAGGGCGCCCCCTCAACTGAACGCCCCCAACCGCCTTAGAGCGGTTTTTTTTCATCCGCCTAAAAAAGATTAGGTTAGCCTATTGATCAAAAGCTAGGCATGCCTAATAATTAGCCCGAACTGGCAATCGCCGGTGTTCGGGCGGCCTAAGTCGCCCCTTAACGGAGCGCTTATGCAGACGTCTACAAAGCCCCGCATCGCGGGCACAACCCACACAATCCGCCCAGGCAAGACCTACCGTGCGATCCAGATCCCCAAGGGCACACCTCCCGATCTGATCGAAATCAAGGCCGACCGCGGCGAACTGCCCTATCTGCAGTTCCAAGCGGTTGACTCAATTGCAGCCGCCACAACGGCTCGCATGGTGTCCGGCCTGCCGGTTCTGCGCATCGACCGTGTGGCGGGCTGAGCCATGTGCAACGCACAACAAGTATTTGACGCGGCGTTCAACCGGGTCCGCAGCCCCAGAAGCGAGGCCTACAAGCTTGGCGTGATGGCCTGTCTTCGCGTTCGATTGGATGGTGTCGTACACGCCACCAAGTGTCCCTACCCCGAAGGTAGCGCTGAGTCTGACGCCTACTTTGCTGGCGTAGAGGAAGGCCGCGCACTATCGCCCGTCAACAAGGCCCCGTATGGCTTTGACGGCCCAGTCGCCATGACGTTTTGAGGACGGATCAATGAACCGCCTCATCAACATCATCACAGCCACTGCCTTGGCCTTACTCATGGCCTGGATGGCAGCAGATTCCAGCAGGGGTCCGGACGAGATCCAAGCCATGCAGGACATCGAATCCCATCGTGTCGAGAGCCATCGCGCTGACGCACGTTTTGCTGCCGGCCAGGAGTACTGGCCATGAACGACCTCACGAACTACCAGTTGGCTCTGATATGCATCCTCGCTGTCGCAGTCATCTTGCTGATCGGCTTCGTCGCTTGGACAGCCTTGTACATCGTGCGAGTGCGCCGCGAGTCCTACGAGTCCTTCATGGAATTCCGGCAGCGCCGCAGACGCCTACAGACGTCTGCAAAAGCCGATGCATTTCCCTGGCCGTGGCCTATCGAGGACTGAGCAATGCGAGATCTCCTCTCCAACATCACAGCCCAGTACACGGGCGTTCTCGACCGCAATGCCGAGGTCCGCAGCAAGCTGCTCGATGAGTCGGGCGTGACGATTCCCGTGGTCTGCATCGACATGGTGATCGACAGTGCAGCGCATCCCGGCATGCACGCGGAATTCTGCTACGGCCTGGGTCAGCAGCAACTGGCTGAGGCTGACGCCAAAGCCCTCAAAAAAGGCATGCGCGTCACGGTGCAGGCCCCCATCGTCGGCATGCGCGTGGTCGCGCCGAATGCCACCCTGATTCAACGACATGAGGATCAGCCATGACAGGAATGCTGACGGCCACGAACGACCGCAAGGCAGCGTTGCGCGCCGCTGCAAAGGGCCTCGCTGCGCTCCGCAAGGGCACGGCTACGCACGCCTGCTGGATTCAACTGCGCGAGTGTCTGACCCTCGCCCTGGCCATCGAAGGCCACGGCCGGCCCTTGGGCATCAGCGGCCATCTGGCAGCGGCTCTGCAGGCCCTGCAGGCGATTCATGCACGCAGTGAAGAGTGCCAGCCCGACAGCGATCGCCCTTATGACCCGTGCCTGGACGAGCTCGACTGCCTGCAGAACGCACTTGAGTTGCACGAGCTCCAGCTGTCGCGCATGACCACCGGCACGCTGGCCCTCGCCAAAGACACCCTCACCAATCGCGCCATGGGTCAGTTGACCAGCGCATGCGCACGTCCCTATGGAGGTATTTCCGTATGACAACGACTCCTGCAGGCTACCGCCTAACCGATGGCGGGCGCCGGACCATGGATTTCCTGGCTCGCATCGGACAAGCCACAGAACGAGAAATCGCAACGCATCTTGCCGTGCCAAGCGAGACCGCTGCGGCCATTCTCGGCAACCTGACACTGGGCGGTATGGTCTACACGCACGACCTCCAGCGGCCCGATGCCTATCAACTCACTCCGCGCGGCCGCTTGCGCATCAAGGCCGGTCCGACCTCGTTCACAGCCGGCAGCATCGCCACGCCTCGCGACAACAGCTTTCACGTCGGTACTTACGTCGACGAATCCAGGCCCGCCCGTCGCGGCGCCGAGGACGCACTGGGCCTGCCCAGCCGCCAGTTCAACCGCCTTCACTTTCGCGACGGCCGGGTGACGCCCGTCGACAGCCAAGCCTGAGGAGATAGCTATGACCAAGCCAACAAACACACTGGTCGGGCAACAGGCCCGCATCAACGTCGACGCAGAAACGCTATCCGGCGAACCTCATGCAGACGCAGGCAAGGCCTGCACTGTCGTCGCAAAGAACAAGGGCGGCAACTACCAACTGCAGGTCGATGGTGAAGATCGTCTGATCGTGCTGCACATGTCGTATTTCAGCGTTGGGTCTGCCGTTGCCGAAGATCCGCCCGCTGCGCCGGCGCAGGCCCCTGCTCCTGCATCTGAGCCGATAACGGATGAGATTGAGAAAACAAACGGCGGGCGCATTGTCAGCATGGAAATCGTTCCGCTGGCCAGCATCCACATCGGCAAAACCAACCCCCGCAAGTTTTTCGATGATGAGGAGTTGGAGGACCTTGCAGAGAACATCAAGCTGCAGGGCATCCTCCAACCCCTGCTCGTCCGGCCGCGCTGGACCCAGGGATGGCTGCAGGGTGATCTCGATGGCTACGAGCTGGTGGCGGGCGAGCGCCGCTACCGCGCATCCAAGATCGCTGGCCTAAAGAATGTCCCCGTCCTTGTGCGATCGCTGGATGACCTGCAGACGCTGGAAGTCCAGATTGTGGAGAACGTCAAACGTGTTGATCTCTCCGCAATCGAAGAAGCCGAGTCGTACCAGCTCCTGATGAAGGATCATGGCTACACGGTCGACATGATCGCCGAGAAGATTGGTGGAGCGAGCAAGAAGGCGGCAATCTACGCACGATTGAAGCTTTGCGCACTCGTTCCCGAGGCACGCGAGCTCATGCGCAAAGGGATTTTGACCGCGAGCACCGCCTTGCTTGTGGCTCGTATTCCTGTGCCATCCATGCAGGTCGAAGCCGCGAAAAAGATCGCGAATGGCTTCAACGGCGACCCCATGAGCGCACGCTTTGCCGCCGAGTACGTGCAACGCGAGTACATGCTTGAGCTGAGCCGTGCCAAGTTCAAGATCACCGACGCCACGCTGGTGCCGGCAGCCGGCAACTGCAAGGAATGCCCGAAGCGGACGGGTGCAAATCCGGTGCTGTATCCAGACGTCAAAAATGCAGACGTCTGCACTGACCCCGTTTGCTTCAACAGCAAGGTCGATGCACACCTGGTGCGATTGAAGGAAAAGCGGGCTGACGAAGGTCGCCAGGTCATTGACGGGATCTCAGCCGCAAAGCTGTTCCCCCATCGCTGGAGTGATCTTCCAACCGAAAAATTCTTCAACTCAGCAAGCTCACCGGTCATGGCTGGAGTTTTCAGCCAGGACGCACCGTCCATTGAGAAGCTGCTGGGCAAAGATGCGCCGGCACCGATTTACATCGAGAACCCGCACAGCAAAGAGCTCATCAAGGCCTACGCCGCAGATGCGGTCAAGGCTGCCCTGAAGGCAAAAGGCATCGCAGTCAGCAAGTCAAGCCGTGGCCGCGAACTCGAGGATGAAAAGCGAGCAAAAGCCGAGACCGCCTGGCGCCAGGAACTTGCACTGCGAACATGCGAGGCACTTGAGGAACACGATCGCACAGAGCCTGGCTTCCAAGAATGGATCAGCAAGCGCGCTGCGAGCACTCTCTGGCGGCATCTAGGCCAGGATCTGCAGAGGCGTGTGTGCAAATTGATGAAGTGGGAAAGCCTCTCGGACATCGAATGGGATCAGCGCCATGGCCACGAGAAGGCACGCATCGAAGGCCTGACACCGATTCGCCTGGCGCGTTTTTTCCTGGCCTGCGACATAGCCCAAAACGTGCACTGCAGCACCTGGTCCAAGCGCGACGACAAGGATGAGCTTCACGCTGCCGCGAAGAGGTTCAACGTCGACGTCAAGGCTGCAAAAGCCGCCACGGCCAAACCCGTCAAAGCCCCCAAGGGCAAGAAGCCCGCTGTCGCGGCCGCAGCAGATGACCAACTGCCCATTGCAGAAACAGCATAAGGAATCATGGCCATGAGCGCATACATCCTCAATCAAGACCCTGACCATCAGACCCAGTTGCGTATCGGCCAGCTCGACGCGTTGGCCGATCAGTTGGGCCTGCCGAAATACAGCGCGCTAACCAAGCCTTCACCCCAGGGAGTGCCGGACGACCTGCAGGCAGGAGTTGAAGCCGCAGCTCGCTGGGTTGATCAGCGCCGCGAAAACTTCTATGCAGAGCACGGAAGCACCGATCCGGATACCGGTGCAGTGGAGTACGGCTCAGGCCCCAATGGGCAAATTGCTCTCGAATACGACTTCGAACTCAGCGAGATCGCCGAAGGAATCCGCGCCCTCGCCGCCGCAACAGCAGCACCGCAAGCGGAGCCGCAGCAGCCTGCGCCGGCAGGCGCCCGCGATATGCTCGCAAAACGACTCATTGGAGAGGTGCATGAAGCTGACGCCATAGCCACGGCCGCATGCCAGGGCGTGGCTGAACTTCCCGATCGCAACAGTCCTGAAGACTGGCCCGAGGCCATGCTCGTGACCCACGAAGAGCTGCACATGATCGTGCGCGAGGCAGTGATCGATGCTCAGACCGCATCCGCCCCCGTGCGCGAGGCCGCAGAGCAGCCTGCGGGCGAGTATCCGCCGCTGCCGGACTTTGTGGGCTGCATCTGGCCTCTTATCCATGCGCATGGTGATGCCGAGGCTTCGGCTTCGATTGCCAGCACGAGCGAGGCCATCGAGGGCCAGTTGGGGGTTACTTTGCGCGCCTACGCCGACGCCACCCTGGCCCTGCGTGAGCCCCACATCATCGCGGCTTTCCTGGAGCGCACCGGCCAGTACGTCACCAATGACGCGACCCGAGATGCCGCCATTGCAGAGGCCGTGGCCGCTGACCGCGCAGCGCGTGCCGCCCCCACACAGGTGGATGTCCCCAAGGGCTTCGCTCTGGTCCCCACACGTCCAAACCGCGCCATGGACGATGTCATGGACGCAGAGGGATGGCAGTGGGGCGACCTATTGGCCGCAGCGGCTGGCCTCGAATACTTCGAGGCCGGAGACGACACACAGGTGGATGCCGGGGCGGAGCTGGCCAAAGTCTGGGACGCTGTGTATTCCCGGATTGAGGAGTACGTGGAAGGCTATGAGATGCACGGCGAGGATGAGTCGGGCCGAGAGGGTTACTACACTCCGACCAAATCGGAGCGCGGACTCATCCTTGATGCAATGCACGGCCTGTTCGCTGATGATGAATTTTCGGATGCGTTTCGGGACGCTCTAGCCGCCCAGGGAGGCCAGGAGGCCGAGCCACAACACGACGTTGAGTTCTGGCGCACCGGCGTGCTGGATTGGGCGGAGCGCCACGGCATCGAAAATCTCGTGACGTGGGATCAAGCGAAAGCTGCGATTGTCGATGCCCTGAAGACGTTCGCCGCCCACCCGCCCCGCACCCAGGTGGATGCGCTGCGCCGTCAGCATGACGCAGATAGCGCGGAACTGCGCCGTCTCTGTGCAGAGCGTGACGAGGCGCGCCGGCAACGGGATGCAGCGTTAGCCATTCGCAAGGAACTGGGCAAACTGCCCCGCTTCTCATTCATTCGTGGTGTACGCATGAACGTCGTGCGCACCGAAAGTCGGCACGGGATCTGGGTCGCATTTGACGCCGTCGCCCAATTATTCAATCCCATGCCTGTGGACACTGACGATGCACACCACCCCAAAACGGATGGCGAAGCATGACATTCAACGTCGCACATAGACGCCAGTTTTTAATCGCGGCCACCAACGTGGCCAAGAAAACCACACCCTCAGAGCAGGACTTTGCAGACGTATGCAATGGCTTAGCTCAGCTCATCAGCGATGCAACTGGCCAAAACATCCTTCTGGTCGCACGTGTCGTTTCTGACCATACTGCGCTCCAGCAGGCGAGCCAACTCAGAAAAAGTTAAGAGGCCTACCCATGTTACAAACCAAGCAAACTGTGGCACCCAAGCCAAAGGGTGGCACCTCAGTAGAACCTGTGTGGATCCTGGCTGAGAAATACGAAGAACTTACAGGCGTAACGCCTATGGCTGTCCACAACCGGCGCCGCGCCGGGATCTGGCTCGATGGGAAGCACTGCAAGGTAGTCATGCGCCGGCTGTACGTGAATGTTCAGGAGGCCGACTCGTGGGTAAAAAGCCATTGATGGAGTTGCCACCGGGCATCACGCTTCGCGAGCGAGGCGGTTGGGCGCGGCTGCGCATTGCCTTCACGTGGAACGGCATAGCCTGCCGCGAGCAGTTGCCGACGACGACGATAAATAAGTCCTCGATCCAGTACGCAGCGAGTCTGCGTGACGAGATCCGCAGAAAAATCGACGCCGGAACGTTCGTCTATGCAGAGTACTTCCCTGATAGCCCGCGGGCAAAAATCGCGGACGAAAAAAGTCCAACAGTCGGGCACCTCTTGCAGTTGCAACTGAAGACTTACGAACGCCAAGTTGAAAACGGAAAGCTCTCAAAGTCCACCAAGGATGGTTACAAGAAGCGCATCAAAAGCGACCGCATGGCGTATTGGGATGACATCAAGGTAACTGACGTGACGCCGGCCCAGATTCGCGCCTGGATCAGCGACATGGATTGCACAAGCAAGACGATCCGCAATATGTTGACGCCGTTGAAGTCGGTGTTTGACGACGCTCTAAACGATGAGCTCATTACCTTCAATCCGTTCGACCGTGTCGCCCTGTCCAAGCTAATCAGGCAGTTCAGCAAGGCCAGCGATTACGTCATCGACCCATTCAACCAGGCCGAGCGATTGCTGCTGCTCAATGCTTGCCGGCCAGATGAGCGGCCGCTCCTGCAGTTTTGGATCAACACGGGGCTCCGACCCGGGGAGTTACAAGCAATAGAGTGGCGGCATATCGACTACCAGGCACGTACAGCCAGGGTGGAGCTAAATCAAGTGGCAGGTGTTATAAAACTGCCCAAGACCGCCGCCGGCATTCGATTGGTCGACCTCAACGAAACGGCCATCGGAGCCTTGAAGGAGCAGGAAGCCATAAGCAAGCCGCGCGGTGACAGGATCTGGCTCAACCCGCGCGACCTAAAGCCATGGCAAACCGATGCTCAAGTCCGTAAGACTTGGTGGCAGCCGCTGACCGAACGCGCATGCATCAAGTACCGCAACCCCTACCAGCTCAGGCACACATATGCCTCCATCCTACTGACTGCCGGCGGCAACCCTTGGTATGTCGCCAGCCAGCTCGGGCATGAGGATGTGGAGATGGTTTTTCGCACCTACGGCAAGTTTATCCGTGAGGATTTTCAGCAGCCCAAGCTGCAGTCATCACTCGCCACCCAATCGAAAGACTCGGCCGGCTGA